GTCGTTGGAGAGGTCAATTCCGTAATCTTTGGTATTGAGCGATGCTGCTCTTCTAGTTTTCCGGTTCTGATTAGGATTTGTTTCCTTAGGTTTATCGCTAGATTGCTTAGTTCCGTCAGCAAATGACACACTTTTCCGTTGTCCGACCACAACTGGTTTGTTATTGGACGATCTAATAATACTTGGGCCTGGTTTATTTCCTCCAGTTCCACTGTTGGGTCCTGTATTAGTACCATTAGCAGATAGCGTTCCTTTTGAATTGTCGCTAATCTTCTTAATGTCGTCGGGTGGTCGATTACCGGTTGTAGTAGTCGTAACGGTATTTTGGTTAGAAGGGGTGTTTGCCGTACCATTGATTCTGTAATCATCATTATCAGAAAAGAAATCATCTTCACTGGTATTTCTGCTATTGCTAATAGAGTTAGCAGCAGCCAGGTCGAGAGCAGCTTGATCTTCCATAAGAGACCGTCTAATAGCTTCCTCAATGTTCTTGGCATCGTCGGCGTTGGTTGGTTTGTGGAGTTCGGTATAGGTTTCTCCTGGGTTGTATGCGTGTTGTTTTCCATCTCGTAATTGTTCTAAATTCGAATTGGCCGGTTCAAGTATTAGTTCCTCATTAAATATGACTCTATCTTTAACCTCTTCACCTTGTATTGGATTTATATCATATAGTGTAGGTAGTGTTAAAAACTGTTCTAATGTATTGACATTTTCTAATTGTTGTAAGAACTGTTCATAATTTATATTAGGAAACTGAGCATACATGTATTCATTCATCCAATCTTGTCGAGTATTTGGATATTGATCAACCATGTCCACATTGGAACCCCAACGTTCCATCTGTGCAGTTTTACTTGTTCGTTCCGGTGTTTTACCGTGTAGCATTATCACTCTTGATACTAAATCTCCAATTATTGGTGATTCTGAATCAGTTAAGAAGAATGAGCGACTTTTCTCCAATAACTTATCTACCCGACTAACATTCTGTGGTAGATTAACAGTTAAATGAAATTTGGTTAGCTGTCGTTTCAGATCACAACAACTATTATCATTTCCATACCAAACCTCTGGACTATACATACGTGCTAAAAACATCACACCACCTTCATTCCTCTTCACTATATCAGCTCGGAGCGATAGACCCATCAATTTTGCGGCCTTCTCATAGGTTTTTGCTTTGATATTAGCGGTGAGACCATCGTCCCCTCCGTAAATACCTGGCAAGGTGTATGCTTGTTCTGGAGTCATAAACACTCCATCAACTTTAGTCATACGTGCGGCTAAATATTTAATAAATTTATTAGTATTACTATTGAAACAGGCTGTTTCTGGATTTCCTGATAATCTTGAGTCGCCTGATAAATATTTTACGCCATGTCGCGATTTTGCTTTTACGTTTATACCAGCCTGGTGTAATCTAGTTACTTCTTCTGTATAAATACGTTGGTAGAACCTTAACAGAGTTCGTCTCTCGAGTTCACGGGTTCTTGGATTGTTAGTTCCATCAAATCGATTAAAGTCGGTCATTGCTAACCATTCAGCATGTTCTGCTATTGCTGCGACTCTCTCGGCTACTTCTTTGGGTGTTAAACCAAAGGCATACCAAACAGTTGTTTTTAAATGTTCAGTCAATGGATAAATGAATTTTGAATAGTCTCGTTTAACTGGACCATCCATCGTAGTTATTATTCTAGGGTCGGTGATCTTACCGTAACATTCCTTTTTCACAAAAGTATCACATTGTGCAGATTCATCTATTTCTCTAAATTCTGCATCATTCAATATCTTTTGTTGTGATGGTTTATCTTGTTTTGCATAAACTTCATCATCAGTGAAAGGAAATCCCTGGTGAGCGATCTCGTCTGGAATTAATAATTTAATGTATTCATTCATACATGCATCAACAAACGTGCACATGGGTCCAAGATTTGGTTGTTTCAATTTTTCAATTCTACCATTAATCCCTTGTACATCGTTACCATAACTCTCCGAAGGCGCATACCCGCCTGCCACTATTGGATTATCCATAAAAGGAATCATCACTGGCTTATAATCCTCGAGAGGTGAACTTTCATATCTGAAAGAATTCACAGGTAAATACACTGGAAACACTGTTGGAGTTTCATCATTACTAAGTTTGTTTCTATGATAATCTACTAAAATAGTTGCTGCGGCTGTGTCAATTCCTGTACACATCGATCTAACTGTTGGTAATGTTAGGCCAGTTTTTTGTAAGTATGCTGCCTTAGAGACTGCTTCATCCTGTTCGACTGGAACAATAACGGCTGAAAAATCATCTAATTTTGATGTTGATACCATCAATGGCTTAGATTTCTCTTGAATCATTAATCGGTTGAATTTTCCCTGATTGACTCTTAAAATATCTAATTTCTTACCTGGTGCTAACCACGCAAATAAAGAATTGGGTAACCATAATTTCTTTACCGGTGTAAACATAATTAAATCGTGATCTTGATCACATTTCCTTCTATCTACCAAATAAGTGGCAGTTGTCCACGGAATATAACCACAAATATATCTGGTAACTACAATGCAATCGCTATTGTAATCCCAAACCTGATGGTTGTATTGTGCACCTCCAGTTACTTTATACTCCACTTCATTGTTTTGACGAAATCTGTAAGTATAATTTTCACGTGTTGCACCTGTGGTACATGGTTGGAAGGTATATAAAGCCGTAGGCTTAAAATGGGTACAAAGAAACCTATTCATATCAACATATTGGTCAACATCTACCATTCCTAGTAAATGATGTTCTTCTATTTGTTGAATAGAGGGAGGTGTATTAAGGTCTTTGGCCCAAAAGTAGTTACGGGATCCGTCTCTCTCTTTCTTTATGTCTGAGTTTGAACACTGATAGTACATTGGTGAAAGATTAAGTCTTACTGCTAAAGCACTGATAAAATTAGAACCAGTGGATCTATTTGCTGCGGATTGCCCATGAGAATGTAGCACTACTTGGGTTGCGTTCAACATCGGTAAATCCATGAAAGAGCTTCGAACAAATGCTGTGCTCAGCAATGGTTCTTCACTCGTGTAATAAATAAATATTGATAATAATTCACGGATAAAGTAAGCAGGAGTTTTTCCTTGCGTTAACAAATGGTACAAAGTATACAACGCTGTGATAATAATTAATGTAATAATTGTTAATGTTATAATGATATAATTATTAAAAGTCGTTTGTTCTACTGGTTGAACTTGGTAGAAATCGTTAATAAAACTACAAAATCCTTGTCCTCTATCTACATAATAACCAAATAAATATGACTTTGGTGGTTCACAAGACAAGTGCTGTCTCATGTATTCCATTATGAATAAAAATGCGGATTGATAAGGTATTTTAATTAGTTCTAAAAAACTATCATAACTTACATCTGTAAGTGAAAAGTTGCGTATAAGAGTGCCCAAATAGCAAAAAGCCTTGAACAATGAAGAATTAACTATGTAAACTTGTGAATGCGTTAAAAACTGCCTGACCGTAAGAAAAATAACTATGTATCCCTCTTGAACCAACAAAAATGTTAGTGGTAGTGCTATAATTGTACCTACAACTAACATGTTCTTAAAAGACATGCGTCGCAGGATTTGAAGTGTTATCTTGAGGCAACCAAATAAAAAAAGGCTACCAGGCACGAGTAAAAACACGGCCCATTTCAAGACAAAAGACAAACAATATAATATTCCTATTACTACGCTTGCTAAAAATGCTAAAAAG